TAAGGCCTTAAACTCTCGAGCATCAAACTCAACTGGTGCACCAGTGCGATAGTTAATAGAACGGCTAGGTGCTGCCATTACTCTCTCCTATCAGCTCGTTAATGGTCAGAATGTCTGACCAGTCCAGTTCATCCCAATCTAGGCGGATAACCCCGGCAACTGCGTAACTTAAACGCTGTCGCTGGAGGCTTCCGCTTTGGTGGGGTTTGCTGGTTCAGGTTCCTTAAAATCAATAATCTCATCTAGACTATCAACCCAAATTTCAAAAGGCTCAACTGTTAATTGCTTACGCAGAAGCACTGCCCAAACAAACACAGCCAAATCCTCTAAACCTATACGCAAAGATTCCCCTGCCCATAGATCACTAAACTTTGATTTGGTGTAACGCTCCCATTTGATTATGTCGGCAGGGAGCGTTACGACCTTATCGGTTACACCTTTGTGAGTGTATTCAATTTCTAGTTTCATTGTGACCCTTTCTAGGTCTATTAGACAGTAGTTGCTACTACTGAGCCATCCTCAACAACAAATGAAAGTGAAGTTGTGAGAACATCATTTGCTCCGCCACCGATTGGTGGGAACACTGGGAACACATTAAATGTGTATGTCGGAATGACACCAGTAGCTGAGCCAACTTTAAGCACAGCAACAATTGATGTATCTGGTGCGGTGGTGGCTAGGTTCCAAAGTGCCTTACAAATACTGTTTGAAGTTGTGCCAGTGCTGGTGCTAGTCCAATCCTGATACAACTCAACATCGAGTGTGCCTGACTTTGAAACTGTTTTATATGAACGGCCTGACAGGGTTTCAATAACCTGCTGGTCATTCTCAACAGTCAAAGTTGCTGATGAGCAAATGTCTGCATAGGTCACAGAGTTGATGGTTAAAGTAAGGTCGTGCCCTGTTGCGTAAATGAGAGCCATAGCCCTACTCCTTTGTGCTAGTGACGTTCAGTTGAACATCAGTTGTTAAAACATCTACTGGTCCTACCTGAACCAGTGACGGTTGGGAAAACTCCCCAATCTGAACACCTGCAGGGCAGGCATTTAGAAACTTTGTTATTAGATCCTCGAGGTTTAGTAATGATGCCTGATTATCAATCATCGCTACCATTAGTGTTGCTTTGAATCCGAGGTCTAAACGGTTTGTACCTACTGTTGGCAGGCTAATGTATGGCTGACCGGGAACCAAAACAATGGCTGGCACAGGCATAGTCTCACTAGGGTAAGCAAAAACTAGGTAACCAGTTCCCTCTAAAGCCTCAGCTAGTTCTGCACGTGTGTCTGAGATACTCATCCAATCATCGACCCCACATCACGGTAACGGCCAATAAGACCCATAACCTTAGAGATAATTGAGCGACCCATCATATAAGGCCCCGGTGTAAAGTCGATGCCCTGAGCCTGACCACCCGGTGTTGTTCGTGCGTTGAACACATCAACAGCAACCATAAGTGTGGCCTGTCGAACAGCATCAACGGTGTCATAAGTTGTGGCTGTGCTCAATGTTGCTGTGCCCATTGGACGGTAAGCATATGATGGCTTATCTGCGCTGGCTGTTGCTGCGCTAAAAGTAAAATCTGTTTTTGATGTGACCGTGTATGTGGCGTTGTAATCTGTGCCAGTCACAATTACACTTTGCCCAATTGCAAAGCCGTGACGTTGGATGGTGCTAAACAGCACAACACCCGAATCAACCCGAGCATAAGTAATGCCCACTGATTGTGTATCTAAGAATGGTTGAACAACAGCAGTCGCTGTATCAATAACTGATTGAAGTGTTGCATCAGGGTATAGGTCACCAACACCTAACGCAGTTTTCAACTCGTCTAGTGATACGTAAGCCATAATTACTCCTGATTGTGGTGTTGTGGTGAGGCTAGGAAACCCTAGCCCCACCCAACTTTAGTCGATTTAGGTTAAGTTAAAGCGACGGATGCCAGTTGCCTTCTTAGTGGCGATGGCGTAGTAACCGTAAAGGTTGATGCCGATTTGACCTGAAGTAAGGATGTTAACCTGCAGGCGAGTCTGTGGACCTTCGTAGAACGTCACAGCTTCTGGAACAACTAGGTAAGCAGAATCATCAATGATGCCTGAAACCGTGATGTTTGGATCCACGTAAAGGTTAGTTCCTAGTACGCCACCGACAATGCTTTGGCTACTCGCGTTGCCCGGTGCATTTTGTGGTGAAGTTGCAGTGTACAACGGACGGCCAGTTGTATCGGCGTAGCCCATAATTGCTGCCCATTGGTCGGTGCTTACAACTAGGTTGCGAGCGTAACCACTGGTTGCTTTGAAAGCAGCAGCAGATTCAGTTGCGATGAACGACTGTAGGCCTGCTGCAGTTGCTGCAACAGTTGCGCCCTGAGTACCTGCGGCTAGTGCAGCGATAACAGCGTTATCAGTTGCCTTAGCGTAAGCCGAGGATAGTTGTGAAACTAGTTCGGTGTAGAAGTCTGGTGAACTTCTGTCCAATAATTCGAAACTGCATTCGTTATATCCACTGGCCTTTTTTACGTCGACCGTTATGTAATCAGAAACCATTCCAGTCTCAGATGGTGCAACGGCTTCTGCAGTAGTGGCAACAGTTGGAGCAGTCGTTAGACGTGGGATAGTAAAAGACATTCCAGTTGCTGAAAGTGCCTGACGGCTAACAGCATCAACGGCTGGACGGCCTGAGAATGTGCTAGAGATAAACTCGTTCATATGGCTAGGTAGCGTTAGACCAGTGTTAGTAGTGGTGCTATCGTCTGCAGCCATAACATACTGACGGCTATCCTCGTTGCCCTGAGCAGCCTTAACTGAGTGCTCTAGGTATGATGCAGCGTTAACGATTGGCGAACGTGGTGCGCTGAAAATTGGGGAACCCTGTGCAACCACTCTGGATGCTTCTACAGGAGCCACAACTTCAACAACTTCGGCTTCAACAGCCTCTGGTGTTTCGTTTGACATTTCAATCTCCTCGATTGATTGTGTTGAAGTATCAGCGGATGCTGCTACCTGACTAACCCGAGCCTCTGCAAACGCAGGATCTGTGACTAGGGAAACTTCGACTAGACGAGCAGAAAGAACGTGTATGCCATCATCTTTCTGAACACTATCAATGATGCTCGCGCCTACTGAAAGCCCGTCTCGTAGCCCCTGTGAGGCTTCTACGAGGCTATCTGTGCCTGCTGAGGTTTGAGCAATCTTAAATGATGCGTTGATGCCACCCGGTGTGATGGTGAAATCAGTCATTTTGCCGATAGGTCGTGTGCCATCGTGCTGTAAAAGCAACTTCACATCTGCTGGGTTAATGTCGTGAATTGAACCTAGCTCGAAAATAACTGGTCCGAGACTGGTCTGACCTACAGCACCAAAGGGAACAATCTGGCCAGTAATTGTGCGAGTCTCAGATGAGGCCGTCATAACTGGTGCGCTAAAAGTAACTAATGTTTCAGGCTGTGTCATTTGCTGGTGCTCCTAATGTTGTCGATGGTGCTAGGTCTACTAGGTCTCGTGCCTCATCAACCGTAATAATTCCGCCTGCCAATAACTTCACAGCAATGTCAACCTGTTCTGCTGGGTTACCTCGCAGGAAATCATCCATATCGAAACGCACCTGTTGGCCTAGAGGCGTTACATCATCCATTGATAGGCGCGACTCAATGATGTCTAAGTAAGGCCGTAATGAGAAGTCAACGAGTGAACGGCGTTCAGAAGTCACATTGGAGTAAGTCATTGAGTTTGTTTCAGCACCAACATAGATTGCTGGGATACCCATCAACCGGGCAATTTCTCCATTAGAGTGTGCGCGACCCTCGGTAAGTTGCATTTGTGCAGAGTCAAAGCCCAAAGTGGTTAGTTTAATTGGGCCCTCTGTGTAAGCAGTTGAACGATCACGGCGAGCCTGCTTAAACGATGCCAACAGGTTACTAATCTGATTAGAGTCCAGATTCATACCCTCATTATTAAGAACCATCTGTGGCACTGGTTCAGATGCCATACGGTATGCGGCCTGCTCCAATTCCATAGCAGTCTTAATAGTCCGACCAGCACGAACCAAAACACCCTCGTCCATACCATTGAACACAATGAGTGAACCCAAACCATTATTAGGCAACAACTGGCCGTCTAAGTTGTAGCTGATAACCAGAGTTTGGTCTGCTGAAATGTTTGGTGTTACGCGTACAGGGTTTACACGGCGTAAACGGTACGGCCTGCCATCAGCAGGAGACACATCCATAACCTGCAAATAACCAATACCGTGAAACAGTAAATCATCAACTAGCCAACCAATAGTGTTAGCGCGCGGCACTGCTGGGTCTGGTTGGTCAATAACAACACGGTTTTTTATGCTTATGTCCTGCGCGTTGTATTCCTCGAGTGGCAACGATCCAATAGTTCCACAAATAATGTTGCGAGCTCGGGCAACAGCAGGAACGGACATAGCCTGCTCACGAGTCACATAAGTAAACCCAATACCATCAATGGGAAACACAACCGACCCATAATTAGGTGGTGTGTATGGGAATACGCTGGCCGTAACATCAGGCACATAATTAGACGGGGTTTGAGTGTTTACTCGCCACGCGTTCAATAATCCCACCCATAAAGTATCTCACATAATGAGAGACTTTTAGAACAATTGTTCGATTATTTTAGAGAAGTTTTATCAATTGCTATTGACTTACAGCAGTCTGCGTAACTGTCACAGTCCTGCGTAGGACAACCAGAACGGCACGCCATTACGCGGTTCTGACCCAAACAAAAACAGTTGCTGAAGTGCGGTAAAATCTGAATGTTGCTGAAGTACCTGCTGCAACAACAGCGTTACCCAATAAAGTAACACCAGACACAGCAGTCAAAGTTGCCCCAAATAATGGGTCTAAGTTAATGATAGTGATGTCTGCTGCTTCACCATTTGTTGTTAGGAATGCTGCACAGATAGTTGTGCTAGGTAAATTTAGTGTTCCGGAACCAGAAAGATTTGCATCAGTAATTTGCATCCAACCTGCTGTCAAAACACTAGATGCAATTGTTGCTGCGTTTGAAGTCCACGTTAGTGTTGATGGTGCAACGTTTTGATATACAGCACGCGTAATAGTTGGTTTAGTTATGACTGGGTTTGTTGAAAGTACAACGCCACCAGTACCAGTGGATGCACCAGTTACACCTGTTCCACCCTGAGAAGTACTTAGAGCAGTCGTTAAACCTGTGAGACTAGTGATATCGGTATTGGCTCCAGCACCAGCAATAGTAATGTCTTTGTCTGGGAATATAACCGAGCGTGATGCTGTAAGACCAGTGCTGCTTAAAGTGGCATTTCCTGCACCAGTACCAACTTTAATTGAACCACCAGTAATAAGACCGGAAGCAGTAGCAGTAGTTAAACCTGTAAGGCTAGTGATATCGGTATTGGCTCCAGCACCAGCGACAGTTATATCTTTGTCAGGAAATGTTATTGCTCGTGATGCTGTGAGACCAGTGGGACTAAGAGTAGCATTTCCTGCACCAGTACCAACTCTTAATTGTGCGCCCTGAATAACACCAGATGATGTGATTGTATTTAATACAGTTAAACTACCTGTATCTAAAGTTAAAGTACCCACTGAAGCATCAAAAACCATTGTTCCTGCGCCATTGCCGACAGTTAGATTTCCCTGAATGGTTTGATTGTTAGTGAAAGTATTTGTACTACCAGTGTTTGCTTTATCTGATAATGCGCTAACTAGACCTGTAATCGCACTTTGTGCTATTCCTGTTGATGGTGCTTTATTTGCTAGTGCTGTATCTAATCCTGTAACTTTAGCCGTGCTAGCCAACTGAATAGGCGTAGATGTAACAGCAGTAGTTCTGCCCTTAACATCAACAGTAATTGCTGGCACAGCAGTAGCACTGCCATAAGTACCAGTTGGTGCTGGTGACACATCAGCCAAACTCAAAGTTCCTGAAGTAGTTATCGGCCCACCAGTTAAACCAGTACCAGTTGCAACACTGGTCACAGTGCCAGAGCCACCGCCACCGCCAGCATCAATCCATTTAGTATCAAAGTTTGTATTGCTGTTCTTTGCTAGTACCTGATTAGTTGTGCCACCAGTTGCCAGACCCTGACCAGTTGCACCCTGAACACCTGTAACCTGCTCAGACAAAATAGTGACAGCCTCAGTAACACCCAGAACAGTTGTGGCCTCATCGACCGTTACTTTATAAACAGCCATTAGATAGTTACCTGACCATCAAATACTATTTTGCCCTCAACTAAACGGTAAACGGTTGTGCCGTTAGTTAACTCGAGATCATAACGATAAGAGCCTGGTGTAATGGCTGTTTGTGTTGCAGTCATAGCAACAACAACAGTGCCAGCAGAACCACCCATAGTGATCCCTGCACCAGTCGTTAAAGTCAATACAGCCGTAGAGTTCAGATGTTCCTTAATCTGCATACGGCCAGTGAACCCAGTCCAGTTAACAGCCACGCCATCAACAGTAGCTGTAAAAGTTTTATCCCACGTAGCCCCACAATAAGCAGTCGTGTTATATGTGGCAGGTGTAATCATAGTAATAACTATACCGCAACTGTGATAGTGGTTTGTGGCATTTCAGCGTGTCCGACAGCCATAACTAAAGCAACCGCTGCTGGGATGCTTCCAGATGTTTTGCGAGCAATACGCCAACCACCATCAGATGCAGGCCGTCTAGAACACATAGCCAACTGGGCACGCAGTTCAGGCTGGCCCGGATGAAATAACCTACCCTGATTCATTGAGGACATAGTTACATCACAAAGGGTAGGAAATAAGGTTCCAGACCACGCTGTTGGTTCAATCCTTATGCCTACTTTCTTAAGATGCATAGCCACGTGTTCACTAGCTCGAGGATCATAAGCAACCAACTTAGTTTTATACCTACGAACAACTGCAGCAATCTCTGCAGCCAATTCCAGTTCATTAATAGGTTCATCTTTCATCCACGCGTGACTAAAGATACGCAAACCACCATCAACAACCTGAGCAGATACCAAATAAGCCTGAGTACGGTTAAAGTCCATATCGATAGCCATAAAGGTAGGCAACTCTGGATCCATTACGAGTGTTCGGTCTAGGCCAGCATCAAACTTAGTGAAGTTCCACGGACTATCTAACGCATCAACCCATTGACACAATAACTCTGTTCGCACGTTGTCCGGGTGGTCACGAGCAACTGAATCCTCGAGACTCGCCAATTGGACTGTATGACCGAGTGCTGGATTAGCCTGTTGCCACGCCTTAACATCCGAAATTTTACAATGAGGTTCAGCAGACCATTCCCACCAACCCAGTCGTGATGAAGTATCGCCGAGAGCCCTCGAACGTAAATCATTAAGCACAGTAGATTCTGCCGTTCCAGCATTAGAAGTTATCCACGTCTGCGCATTTGGTCTAGCGCGAGTGGTTGGAGCAGCAGCAGCCCAAACAGGTTCACCAATTTCACGCAACTCATCAATATAAAGTAAATCGGCAGAAGCACCACGAGCACCATCAGCAGTAGCAGCCAGAATAGAATACTTACGCACACGCTGGCACGTCTCCGTACAATCATTCGGATAATGGTGACACCAAACCTCAATACCCTCATTACCATTAGTCCTACTAACCCTCTTTAATCGTCTATGCATCCACGGCGTGGACTCAATAAGTTCTAATACTTTCCATAAAGTGTCTAACGAAAGCCGCCTATTCTGTGCCATACCATAGGCCTGAGCCTCACCAAAGATAAACAACCCAGCGAGAATACGCATACGCACCAAATGGGTCTTACCATTCTGACGAGCTACGAGAATACCAGCAGTAGTCCTAACCCATTTACCCTCTTTATTTACCACCAGTGCCTGATCCATTACGTGCTTTTGCCACGCCATTAGAGGCAGTCCGAGGCTTTCGGCTAGTTCCGCCACCAGTGGTCCCAGTGACTTTCCTGCCACTGGCTTTGACTGGAGCCTCGGTTTGGATGAGCCGTAAATAATCTTTTGCGAAGTTCTCGCCATTGTCTACTACTTCCTGTGTTGTTGTAGTTACAACATTACGCGACTTAGGTGTGAGTTTGTAAGCATCTAACAGAGTAGTAAACCTTTGAACCAATGCCGGAATATCATTTAGATCACCAGCATCAAAAGCAGTATCAATAGCCTGAGCCAATCGAGCTAGTAAAGCCATCCCAGCAACATCAACAGGTGTCAGATGCTCACCATTATTAGCGAGTGCAATATTAAGATTCTTAAACACACTCAGGTTATTTGTTGTCATATTCTGCCTCAGGTGGTTCTAATTTTCTCATCGGGGAAAGATGCCCGCC